ACATTTCCCAATAGACATAGTCCTTGCAATGTTTTATACTGTGTACACAGTAAAGAAAACAAGCCGCACGGCACACCGCCCACAGGGGCAGAAAGAAGGTATAAGATGACTACTACTAGAAAGAAATTCGAAATTGGCAAGAGCTATGGAGCTTACTTCTATCCAGAACTTTCCGACACGGCATGCCTCTGCTACATCTTAACAGTAGTGAAGAGAACAGAAAAAACTTTATGGTTTACTATAACTCACTCAGACGGAACCACCTACAGCGACTACGAAGGAATTACAAAAAGAAAGATTCAAGACTACCATAACGATTTCGAACAAGTATCTATCCACCAAGGCTATACAGATTTCTACGCAACCGATGAATTAGACGGCAACAGGAAAAGGGCATAAGCCCCTTTCATAAAAGGAGGATATCATGGAAAAGATTATCGACTTATTCAGCTACCGCATGGCAAAGGCTTCCAACCTACAGGAAGCCACCGAGGCATTAGCAAACGCCAACGCTGCACTTGCAGAGGCGCAAAGAAACACTAAGTTCATCATGGGGAACTACTACCAAGAACCCCAGCAATACACTGACGGCGACCCTCTCCAGAGGGAAGTTATTAAAATTATCAGACGGACAAGCAAGACAGTCACCTTCTTATATATCCCTCGCCTTGGCATGGACGAGGAAATATGCAAGGTAATGACTAGGAAGGTTCACCCTGGTAATTATGGGGAATGGATCCAGATAAATAAATACTACCCCACAATCTCAGCAAGCGATCTAATCAATGCATAAAGGAAGGGTTTTTCCCTTCCTTTTTTCTATACCACCAATTCAATCAATCCTTTTTGCTCATATTCTTCTTCTGCGGCTTTCTTCTTGTCTACCGCTTTGCCATGTAGTACAAGGCCGCCTCCGAAAGCATTTACCTTCTTCCCATCCGTGCTGGTTAAGATATTCTTCGTATAGCAATCTTCTTTTTCTATGCTGAAATCTATGCCATTCCTTGCATACCTCTCCAGCATACGCCCTACAACGAAATTATCCGGATACTTGTACGCTGAAACCTTGACAAGCCCTCCTTGAATCTCTCTAAACTTCCGGGATAACTCGACTGCGGTTTTCACCCTGTATTTTTTATCGAGATTCGTTATAAAGCTGGTGCCTATCTTCCCTTCTTGATTATCGTACTTCAATCTTTCGGAGCAAATAATAAGTGTTATATCCCTTTCGGTTTTTAATAAGCTCAAGGATCTTTGTGTCTGGCAGAAAAGGAAGAAATCAATTCCCTTTTCTAAGTAGAAATCTACTATTTCCGCACTCTTGCTAAATGGCTGGTTATCAATCACCACCCCCCCTATGGGATAGTTAAAATTTTTGTAGTCTCCGCCCTTCCAGAATGGCCGCACAATCTCCCTTCCTTGCAAGCTGTATTCATTTACTGCGTAATTCTTCACTGCCTCGTATATCTCCGGCTTAGTGTAAAATTCATCATTCATTCCCTAGCTTTCTCCTTTGCTGGCTTCCTCGTCTTTCTTCCTTGCCTCTTCTATCGCTTTCCGCTCCAGCTCCTCCAGTCCTTCATTTCTAACTACCACTTCCACCACTCCGGCGGGAAGTCCGCTTCCTTCGGTGTCTTCCTTATTCTGTCTGTTCATCTGCCAATCTTTGAAGCATCGGTTTGTAAGGTAGAAGATCATAGCTTTTACGTCCGGCTTTAGATACAGAAAATCTGTATAGTAAATCATTTCTTCCCCCTCTTCCCCTTTCATAAGGGTAATTTCTCCATCCTTGTTCTTTACAAGGGGGATTCCTGTCGTCTTGTCTTTTAGTACTGTCTTTACTTTCTTTGTATGCCCTATTGCAGAGAGGAAAAGGGCATTTTCAACTTGGGCATCCGCAACCATCTTTCCGTCACGAATCGCAAAGCGAAATTCTGGGCTTTTCTTTTTCCAGTTGTACAAGGTCTGCTTAGATATCCCCAGCGCCTTGGCCAGCTCTTCATCGGTCACGCCCTTGCGTTTTAGTGCCGTGACGTAAGTAAGAATTTCCTCCGTAAGATAGTCTTGCATATATCCCTTTTTTACGCCTCTCGCGCTTCCCACGTTTCCCCCTCCTCTCTGCTTTTTCTTCTATCCTACGCCTTTTCTTCTTCCTTTTCCCTAGCAATATCCGCTTCCATGAAGGAAAAAGTGCCGGCTTCGTCCGTCTTTGCTACGATAGACCGCCTGTCCTCTATCGCCTTTACCCAGTCTTGCCCGGCTACGTCTACAGCTCCGCCCAGTCGCTTAATCAAGATACTGCATAAAGCTTCGCTATGGCATATCGAAAGATTAAGCCTAGCGATTTCCGCGTTCTTCGAGTCCTTCAGCGCTCTGAAGTGGCTTGCCCGCATCTCCAGCGCCTTTATCCTAGTATCTTTTTGCTTTCCGGCTTCTCTCAATTTCTTCGTCAATCCAGCTTCTTTTTTTAGCCTTTTCTGTTCGTCTTTCCTCACTCTTTCCTTCCTCCTTCTCCAATCCTTCGGCTATGTGCTTATATAGCGGACACCTGGCAAAGGAAAAGCACTTGCAGTATGCGGCCATGTGCGCATCTAATGCCTTCTTGTCAGAAAAGCATATCTGCATGGTGCAATTCCCCTCTATCTCCGGCAGTTTTTCGCAAGATATAGAAGTCGCTCCCTTCCCTCTTGGGAAGGTGTGACTTATATAAAAAGGGCATTTCACTTGTATCTTTTCGCTTACCCAATCCATGCTACTATATCTCCCACGCTGCCTCGCCTTTTTCTATAAAGGCATTTACGATCCTCTTGGCTGTCTTTTCTCCTATGCCGTCTATACTGAGCAAGAACTCCTCCATTGTATCCTTGTCAAACTCCAGAATCTCCGGCATAGATTCCCGCCCATCTTGATATCCGCTTTGGTATACGGACACCGCCCAGGCGTTCATTTGGTTATAGCTATACCTTTTCATGGCTTGAAAATTCCCAAAATTTAAAGGCTTTATCATAGCTATCCCCCTTTATTACAGCCTTACTATATCAATCCCATATTCATGGCATATCTTCCGTTCCATCCGGCATCCTCTCGCCTCGAACCAATCCCCCAAGAAAAGCACTCCGTCTGCGGAAGACATTAATTGTATTGACTTCCCTAAAAACCAAGCTGCATTGGCATCCTTGGGGAAGTCCTTTACAAAGGAATCTATAATTTCCACTCCCTCGCCATACTTGGCCTTTAATGCAAGGATTGCTACTTCTCTCTCCTTCTGTATCTCTTCTGCATCTCTACCTTTCATAGGCTGGCTTATAAATATTTTCATTTATTCCCGTCCCCTTTCTTTGTTTAGTTTTCTTGTTTGTCTTTCAATCTGTACCCAAGCCGTTTGTATTCCTCATATACTGGCTTCCATATCGCTTCACATTGTTTCCGTTCTGCCGGAAAGAATTTTTCAAGTGTATCAAGTTCGTTCTGTAGCTTTAGAGCAAAGGGACAGCCCTTACACCCTGTCCGGGTAAAGTTGTATGGCGGTTTATAAATGTCGCAGATTTTAATATTAAACTCCTTTATAAACCACTCTTCCCATTCTTTGGTTAAAGAAACCATAGGCTGAAAAGCTCTCAGCTTTTTACCCTTGAATGCTAAACATGTTGACCTTTCTCTTCGCCCACCTTCTGACCTCATTACACCCAATATGGCGTATGGTTTTCCATTCTCTTTGCCCCACACTTCCATCGGTTTCTCTTTGAGATTCACACAGCATTTGTCAGAGATTTTTAACTTATAATGGTCGTCAAATTGCTGTTTTAGTTTTTTCGGGCAAGTGGATTGTTCGCCCCACGTTATACCTTTTACATTTTCTCCAAGATAATGTTTGATACTGTCGCACATCCCTATTCGATTAAATCTTTCCAAGTAATGAGAATGGTGTTTAGATTTAAAAGGGTATCCATGCTCTTCTAAGCTTCTTTTTACCGATACAGATGGTTTAATTATTGTGATTCTGCTATCTATATTTTGCATTTCAAGTACGAAATCCTTAATCATTTTCAGCTCTATCCCCGTGTCTGCAAATACTCTAGGGATTGCGTTTTCAGGGATTGCCATATCGACCAAAGCGGATAAAACAGTGCTATCCTTTCCACCAGAAAAGCTAATGTAAAAATTATCTTCTCCATATTGGTTTATAATTTGCCTTATCTTTTGCAGTCTGTCCTGCAATATAAATTCATTTGTCATGTTTTCAAGGGGAACTATAGTATTATGCCGGCAACCACTCCCCCTTTTCTTTTTAATTTAATTCCAGGTATTTGTCCAAATACCACTTAGCCTTTCTTACATCCTCGACACCGTTTTTCTTCTTGTGCCGATATAGGTACTTCATTGCGTTGCAAATGCAGAACGCTTTTACTGATTCTTCCCCTTGTGTCTCCAACATTACCTCGATACACTCAAAACGCCCTGTTTCATAGTGGGAAGGATGGTTCACATTATCTAGTGGTACATCCTGTAGGTCTTTTTCTGTTATCTCAATCATCTAACACGCTCCAATCTAGCTTCTGCCCACAGTAGGGACAGTAATCAAATGTGTCCAAGTCGTCCAGTTCTTCTCTACAAGTTGGACACTCACATGCTTTCCAACCGTCTTCATCCGAAACCATCACAATTTTCCGCGGTGTCCTGTATTTGAGTTCTTTCCGTTCTTCCTTTGTCATTTTTGCGAGTCCCTCCGCTTCTTTCTCCGCCACCTCAATAGCCTTTTTCTCTATCATCTCCGAAAACTCTTCCAGTTTTTCCTCTACTTCATAGACTGAGTCCGCTATTTCCGGCAGAATATCCTTTAAATCAGGAATTGCGTTTTCTCTGAAAAACTCCATCAACAAATAGCAATTTATTAGTTGTCCTGTCTCTTTTTTCAACTTCATATTTCCCCCCCCTTATCGCCTGTACATTATTTCTGCTCCATCTTTCGACCGCACCCATATTTCTACAGGAAACTTACCAGAATTTTCATTCATTCCTTGATATTTGCAATCAGAGATTACCAAATCTTTCGCGTGGTACTTTTCACATTCTTTAGCCTTTAATTTCTCCGCATATTTAGTTCCGCAAATCTCGCATTGATATAGCTTTATCTCTTTCATCGTTCCCTCTCTATGTTTTCGTCATCTGCAAAGAATTGTTCTCGGATAAATTTATGCACCGGCTCTATATAATCATTGTCCCCGAATAGCTGGATATAATCTATTGTTTCGCCATCCTTCTTAATTTCTATTGTATATCTAAAGTTCATGTTTTCCCCTTTCCGTGGTAGTCAACCGATAGTTGATAACCAACTGTCAGCTATCGGTTGACAGTTCCCTTTAGTTAAACGGCAGTCCTTCGTCCTCTACTCCATCCGGAATGCTCATAAATCCTTCGGAATCCGTTGTTGCTCCCGCATAGTTTCCAGAGTTTCCAGAACCCGCCGGCTTAGAATCACAAAAATCTTGCCCGTTTACGATAACATCCGTTGTATAGACCGTCTGTCCGTCCTTGTTCTGATAACTGCCTGTCTGAATGATTCCCTCTACCGCGAATTTCCGCCCTTGTGTCATGTACTTTTCGGCAAACTCCGCATTCTTGCCGAAGGATATGCAGCGGATAAAGTCGGCCGTTGGCTCGTTCTCTCTCTTGTATCGCCTAT